TCAACTCTTTTTCGGACACCCAACACTTTAGGATCATTTGATGAATAATCTATTTTATATCCCTGCTGCCCTGCTTCTACTGTATATGAGGTGTAATCACCAACAGGAAGATTGATTATCGGTAAGTTATTTTTATTCATCAGATGTCCCAAAACACCAATATGAGCAATCCCAAACAGTGTCCCCACTGTTAAGACTACCCACTTAAATGAAGATTTTTGATTATCCATAATTACATCTCGTAAGATTCATCGGACTTTGGAGGTGCCTGTGTTATTTGTACAGGTGCCTGTTCAATACGAATAGTTTGTGCCGGTGCAGTTTGTGCTGCTGCGGCAATCAATCTTTCCATATCTGCTTTAGTGATTCCACCACCACCATTACCATTCTCTCCTGCTTTCTTTGCTGCCTGAACACCAAAAGTCGCAAGCACCCCGGTAAAGACACTTGCGATAAAAGTTGGATCTAGTTTTTGCTCTGGAATACCAAGGGCTGGTGGTAACTTGATGTAAGCCAGCGTGAGTATTCCGCCGCTCCAAACAAGGATGCCAAGCCTAACAAAAGTAGACAGAATAGCAATCTGTTCTTCCTTGTCATCTGCTGCCTCCTTTATTTTTCCAAAGAAACCTTTTTTATCAGGTTTCTTTTCATTCTTAATATCTTTTACATCGCTGCGAACTTCCGGCATTAGTCATAAGCAAATATAAGTTTATTTAGCGATGTAACCATTTTTTTCTAACCATTCGCGAGTCATTGGAGTCGGATCATAGTCCGTCCACATACTACCACGAGCACAGGATTCCAATGCTGTTTGTGTCATACCTGCAGTTTTACCTGCCCAGGTTGCTTCTTTCTCCCATGGCCATGCTGACTTGGGATAACTATCCTCTACAATCTCTTTCCATAGTGGTGGCACTTCATCCTCAGGTTTGATGATAGCAATGAAACTATTATCAATCGTTCCTGCCATACAATCTTGTGCAGCGTGCCATCCTTCATGA